ATATCTTATGACGGAGAAAAACATAAGAAGACTAAGTTCTTTGCCAGAGATGTATGGTGGCGGGGTATTGCTGATCTAGTAATAGTAGATCACGACAAAGCATTTTTAATAGACTACAAGACCGGAAAGAGTGCAAAGTATGCGGACACTGCACAGCTCGACATATTAGCAGCGGCGACGTTTACTTATTTTCCTGAAGTGCAGTACATAAAATCTGCGCTAGCTTACGTAGTTAGCAATGAGTTTGTAAAGAAAGTGCATACACGAGACGAGCAAGAGCTTCTATATACCACCTTCGATGAGCCTTTAGAGGCTCTAGCTTCTGCGGAAAAGTATGATGTGTGGAACGCTGTATCGGGTCCACTGTGTGCGTACTGTCCGGGAACTAAATGTGAACACAATAGGAAATAATTATGGCTACAAAGAAACGAGACTACAAAGCTGAGTACGCTAAGTATCAGGGTTCAGAAGAGCAAAAGAAGAACCGTGCAAAACGTAATGCTGCTAGACGCAAAGCTGCAAAAGATGGCAAGGTCAGTAAGGGCGACGGTAAAGACGTAGCGCACAAGAAAGCTATATCTAAGGGTGGAAAGAACTCAGGCAATACTAAAGTAGAATCAGCCGGTGCTAACCGTTCGTTCAAGCGCAACTCAAAAGGCAAGTTAGTCTCAGAAAAAAGCACTCGTGAACGGAAAGCGTAATGCAGACAATAACTACTGCAAAACTTCCCTGCGCTAACGACGAAGAAATACAGTACGCCTACGAAGATATTGTTAAGGAAGCAAATAAATATAACCATTGGGGTAATAAGCCAGATATACCGTTAGTACCAATGCACACCTACAAAGGTGATGTTCCTAGCATAAGAAGACTTAGTTATCGCATGTTACAAAAGTTTAAATGTAGTTACGATGACGAAAATCAACCTGTAATAATGAGAGGTGCATGGGAAATTATGGTTAACAAGTACTCCTCAAGAAAAGCCTTTAACGACGAAGTAAGGGAAAGGTTCTTACGTTTTTACAAAGCTACTATTTTAAGTTACGAAGACGCTGACAAATGGAGGAAGAAACTAGATAGTTTAATGCACAAAGAAAAATACAAAAGGCGTTTCTACAGACAGACAAACACCGAAGGTATGTATACTGACCCTAGGTATTTGTACTCTAACGTAGACTGCAATTTTTTTATATTTGGTATTGGATACCATTTTATAGAAAAAGAAAAAATACAAGTTGTTAAATCAATTTATAGACACATTAAAAGACTAACCGCACTAACCAACCCACATCAGGAGAAAACTAAATGGCAGCAATTAATACAACAGGCGATCTAAGAAAGTTTCTTTGTAGCTCTATTACTTCAGTAGCAAATGGAACAATGGATATAAGTAAAGCCAGAGAGGTTACAAAACTTGCAGGGCAAGTAAACGAATCTTTCTACTCAGAAGTTAAAGTTGCAAGGTTGCAAATAGATTTAAAAGAAGAGTCGGATAAACTAGGTTCTTTACCAGTAGCCGGTAAATAACTAATGCAGGTAGTAAAAGATAAAGCTATTGTCCTTAAAACTAAACGTCCGCATTTGGTTACTGAAGCCATAGAAAAAAGTAAAATTCTGAGAGAGCACAATGGCCTATATGAAGTAGCAGTTAAGTGGGACTTTGAAACGGCTTCCGCTTTGGCTGAGATAGGGGCAAAAGATGTACCCTCTCCTATGAGTAGGGACTACCAGTGGACCGGCAAACTTACTCCGTTCGAGCACCAAAAAGAAACTGCATTCTTCCTTAGCTTGTACAAAAAAGCTTTTTGTTTTAACGAAGCCGGTACAGGAAAAACTGCGTCTGTTATATGGGCTGCGGACTATCTAATGAAGATGGGGCTAATAAAAAGAGTCTTAGTTGTTTGCCCTTTATCTATTATGAAATCTGCTTGGCAAGAAGACTTGTTTAAGTTTGCTATGCACCGTAGCTGTTCAGTTGCTTATGGTACATCCAACCAACGGACTAAAATAATAAACGCAGGTTCGGAGTTTGTAATCATTAACTTTGATGGAGTTGGTGTAGTAAAAGACGCAATACTAGATGGGAACTTTGACCTTATAGTAGCAGACGAAGCTAACGCGTATAAAAATTCACAGACTAATCGTTGGAAGATAATGCGCGATCTATGCAAGAAAATAGATAGGTTGTGGATGTTAACCGGCACTCCTGCCGCTCAGTCACCATTAGATGCTTATGGCTTAGCTAAGTTAGTTAGCCCACATAGAGTGCCTAAGTACTACACCCCTTACAGAGATACCGTAATGTATAAGGTGGCTCAGCACATATGGAGACCTAAACCCGGCGCGGATAAAGTAGTTCATAATGTCTTACAGCCTGCTATAAGGTTTGAAAAGGACCAATGCTTAGACTTACCAGATGTGGTTTCAGTAGAGCGTGAAGCTCCTCTTACACCGCAGCAAGAAAAGTACTACAAATTATTGAAGCAGCGAATGACTATGCAAGCAGCAGGAGAGCGAGTGACTTCTGTAAATGCTGCTACTAACCTTAATAAACTCCTACAAATATCGGGTGGCGCGGTCTATACAGACGACCAAGAAGTAGTTCAGTTTGATGTGAAGAATCGACTCAATGTAGTGCTTGAAGTTATTAATGAAGCACCGCACAAAGTATTAGTGTTCGTGCCTTTTACTCATACTATAGAACTACTAAAAGATTTTTTAGACAAGAATAAAGTACCGGCAAAAATAATATCTGGAAAAGTTTCGCTTAACAACAGAAGTAAGATATTTGATGACTTCCAAAATAAACCAGATCCACAGGTGCTTATCATACAGCCTCAAGCCGCATCTCATGGGCTTACTCTAACAGCAGCAGACACAATAATTTGGTACGCGCCCGTCACCAGTGTGGAGACCTACCTGCAAGCAAATGCACGTATAGACAGACCCGGTCAGAAGCACAGCATGACTATTGTGCACATACAGGGTAGCGAGGTAGAAGCCAAGTTATATGGGATGCTAAAAACAAATGTATTAAACCACAATAAAATTGTAGACCTTTACCGAAAAGAAATAGAATAACTGTTGACATTGTCTACCGAGGTGTTATCCTCACTACCCCTTTAAATAAATAGGTGCGAATGTGACTAAAATGACTGCAGATAAAATGGCCGCTGACTACATGAAAGTGAGGCATACCATTAAAGAAAAAGAAGACGAGATAAAAAAGCTTAAAGAGATACAAGCTAAGATTTCTGACAAGATGCTAGAGCTATGCTCAGAACAAAATGTAGATAGCCTGAAAACACAAGAAGGAACTATTAGTCGTAGGGTCTTGTCTAACTACTGGACTAGTGATTGGGAGTCTTTCTATAAGTTTCTCAACGAACATGGAGCTTTACATCTACTTGAAAAAAGAATTCACAACGGCAACATGAAAGAATTCTTAGCTGATAATCCTGATGTGCTACCACAGGGTTTGCAAGCTAATACTAAGTACGTTATTTCAGTACGAAAACCTTCTAAGAAGTGAATAGACTTAGAACAAATGACGGGCAGTTTATAGACCCTAATACAGGTGAGCTTACATCGTCAGTCGAAGCAGTAATATTAAGCGAAGGTTTGTTATCAAGAAACTACTATAGCTCAGACGGAGACTTAACTTGTTGGTCTTCAGACTCTAATACTCCTGACGACAATGTACTTGCAGCTAATAAACAATCTTCTCGATGTATTGACTGCATTCAAAATATAAAAGGGGCGACTGGTTTTAGGACCAAGCCCTGTAAGTTTTACACCACTATTAGTTTAGTAGAAGAGAACTCATTAACGGCGTGTAGTTTGCGTATTGGCGGAGCTAGTTTGTTTGCTAAGTCAATTAACAAGATGACTTTGTATCAGTACAGGGATTATCTCAAGAGCAACAAAGAACAACTACATACCGTTTTGACAGAGATATATCTTTCACAGGTAAAAGACCTTTTTAGGATATATTTTAAACCTGTTCGACCTCTTACACAGGAAGAACTTACAAACATACAACAGCTTAACGAAGCTGCAGAACTTAACCCTTTTAAGGAGCAATATATGACGTACGTAATAAAGAATGTGATTGCAGATTGGCCTCGCATAAACCAACCATACAAGTGGAGCGATGAGCAAAATCGCAGTGTACCCTGCGCTTCAGATGCGCCCGGAGCTTCCTATGAACTAGGTTTTTTAATGGACCTAGACCAAGCTAAAGAACTATATGGCCTAATGAAAACAGCTTGGGACGAGAAACGTAAGACGGATAAAGCATATGCTAAATATGACGACCTAAAAATGACGTTTAAAAAGCAAGACGGAGGAACTTATAAAGGTACTTCTAGGATAAAAGCTGCATACGAAAGTGGACCAACTGATGTACCTGACCAATACGATATAAAGAACAACAAACTTGATAAGGATTTTGAACTGACGCACAAGAGTTTAGTGCATATACAAGTTGAGTTCGTGCCTTACAAGAAGACTCAAAATAGTCCCGGAGGCATATCGCTAAGGCTTAAAGCAGTAATGGTTAAAAAGTTAGCCCCGAAGGTATCACGAGGGTCTCCTTTTGAAGCAGAAGAAGAC